AAGCATTGGCCGATTATCTCCAAATACAGTAGGCACGCCGGCTTTCCAATTCCTAATAACAACATCCTCTGATAACATGATATATTTTTCAGATGGGATAAAGCTGGCAGTATCTTTTAAGTTGCCGGTTTTTGTTCCCAAATCATAAAAAGCCGGATAAGTCCAAATAAAGAACTGATAAGCTCCGGATGAAACCATCCCATGCAAAGTGGCCCCATTAGCCTGTATTTGAGGCATACCCAAATCGACTAATTTAATATATCTGAAATCGGCCTCATCTTTCAACTTCGTGTTATTCATAAAGTTTAAATGAGCTTTTGATCCCATAATCACATTGAATCGTGCCGATCCTGAATTGCCTTGAGTTGCAATGAACTCAGCATCAGCTTTCAATTGCCCTAAAGCATCTGCCGTAGGATCAGTCCACAGATCACCACCGGTATTTGTAATAAGGCTTTCATCTTTACGCTTAAAGTCGATACCTCCATCAAGAGTCGAAACAACACCAGTATTAAGACAGTCACTTATCTGTTTTTCGATAGCTCGTTCCTGCATCATTTTGATGTTAGTCATGCCAGCAACAATTTTAGATGCCAACTCCCTAATATCGTTACGGCTCACGGTACCTACACCATCCCCAAATACGCGCTGATAAGCATCAAGCTCATTAATGACTACAGCATCCGAAAAATAAGGAGGAGTATACATCTTTTCAGTACTCTTATCAGACCGGTGAATGTTAGGACTTCCACCCCTAATCACTTCGGTGGCTACTTTACGCAGGTTACGTTCTACCTCAATAGAAACATCCCTTGCAGTTGTTGTTTTTGGCGTGGTTAATGATCTCAGAAAGTTAGGTACTCCCTGCACATCTGTCCAAGCTTCTGCTACCATCCGTTTAAAATACGGAAGCGCATCTTTTGATGATAAACTTGTTATGATTGCCATTTTTTAATTTTATTGGTTATCGTAATCGGTTAATTCACTCACTTCCTGAACAAACATGCCCATTTTGCGCATCCAATCCTCAATAGATTCAAGCGTGGCAATCTCGACATCGGCGCTTCCTGTTACCGTAACGGTTACAGTTTGAGACACAGCACCACCCACATCGGCAGTAATGTCACCGGTTGATGTTACTGTTTGCGTATCGGCAGTCATAGGGATAAGAGTGTCAAGGGTATCACTACCATCCAACACAATTAAATCCTTGTTAAAATCTCCTGAAATAAACACCTGAGCGCTTGCGGTTCCCTCAGAACTCAAAGTTACATCACCTGCCAAGATTGCCTTCGGGAATCTCGACCCATCAGTTGCGGCTGATTTACAAACGACGTATTGGCCAGCAGCATTTTTACCCAAAACGGTACCACGCGTTAAGGTTGTTTCAGATGCAACCAAATTTTTTACAGTAACAGTCCTTGACCGTACATCCCCTAGTAATAAAGGGGCTCTATTGTAATTTGTTATCATCTGTCCCATTACAGTGAATTTTTAATGTATTCAACATCTGCTTTCAACGCCTCGTCAACTTCTTTGCCGGATTCTTTTGAGGTGTCAGTTTTACCAGCATTTTCAGTTGTTACAGTTCTCTTTTTAAGATCAGCAGCAACAAACAATTCTTCACGGACATCAGCCGTAAGTTCTTTATCCTCTTTAATGCCATTTACCACTTTTTCAGTGTCAGCATCAATGTGAGCTAACCACGCTTTTACGCGGATCTGCTCTGCTTCTTTACCGGCTTTTTTACCCTCGGAATGAACCTGATTGTACAAAGCCGGATGACTTGTTTTCAATTCTTCTAAAGTCATCGGTTCATGATTTTGATTAATACTTGATTTGCTAGAGCTTGATAGCTCTTTTACTTTTAATATCGCTTCATTTAAATTACCAATTGAATCAATTAATCCTATCTCTACAGCTTTTTCAGCATAAAACATTTTCCCATTTAAAATTCCAGGCTCATCTAACTTTAAATTTGGCCTATTATTTTTTACATCATTCTGGAATTTTACGGCTAGGGGATCAAGGCTTTCAGATTTTATTAAATCATAATCTCCTTTTAAGGCATTATGAAAATCTTCATTTTTATTACCTGACAAATTAGAATAAATAGTGTGAACTTTAATACCTTCCTTTTCATAGTATTCTGAAAAATCAGCAAATTGACACATAACTCCTATTGACCCAAATTCAGATGATATATTGTTTTCAGCCATTATGTAATCAGTTCCACAAGCTGTATAATAAGCAGCAGAAGCAGCCATATCACATAATGATACAACCGGTTTTGATTTGTTTTTCATGAAATCCATAAACAAACCAATAGCATTTACAGATCCACCCCCTGAATCAATCCTTAATATCGTTCCAATAATACGGGGGTCTGAATCTGCCTTCTGTAATTTAGCTACCAATTCATCAGCCCCCCAAGCGCACATCGTTCCATACTTTATCATGGTTCCAACGATATTGACAACCATAATAGATCCATCTACAACCTCATCTTCTGATTTTGTTTCTACACTGTCAGGAGTTATATATGAGTGCGAACCTTGGGCATCTTTCTTTTCAATAGTTGACAAATCTTTCCCACTCAAAAAACTTGCAACATCCGGCAAATGTGATAAAGCCGTCTGTGGCTCTATCATCCAATAACCTTTAATTATTTCAGATAAAAGTCTTTTATTCATTTTCACTAATGTTATTAGATTCTTTTGCTTGCGTGAACATATCACCTTCTTTATTTATTTCACGCTTCCGGATCTCAATAATTTCATCATAATCACCAGTTCCTAAAGATTCAGTTGCATGCCCTGCATTTTCAAGCGGTATGTCATCATTCCCAACTAACAATCTATGTGCCTTAGCTTCTTTAACCGGATCGGCATGTGGAACATTGGCTCCTATCAAAGTGCATTTTGTAAACGCCAATATCAAGAACTCGTTATTTTTGTAAATAGCATTTTTTAATTGCGGCTGATCAATTTTTTTGGATGATACTTGGACATCAATAAACAATCTATATACATTTTTGTAAATAGATAGATATTCTCGTTTAACCTTTAATGTATGCTCCCAGCTCTTTGTTGCCATCCGTGATGCTGAAAAAGAATTGGTATAAAGCTGTAATGCAACCTCAGGAGGTATTCCAATTGCGGCGCAAAAATGGTTAAAATATGTCGGTATAAAATCCTGAACATTGCTTTCGTTCCTACTTTCAGGCATTTTAATATCCTGCCCAGGGCCTAGCTCATGTATCGTTTTTGCCGTATCTGCATATACTTTACGTTTAACCTCATCCAAATTTACATCATTACCTGCGTTCACTTTAGCCGTGTTTGCTCTTCCTAATATAGGGCCGGCTGTGATAGCATCTTTCTCTGTTGTGATGAAATAAGCTAAATTTGCACGTGTAACAGCGCCCTGGATTGAAGCTTCTGTGTAACGATCAATGTTTTTCATTTTCTGAAAAGACATATGAAGGCCGCTTAACCCTCGCACATCAGAGCGTTTTGCATTTTTCCACATAATCAATTCAGCCCGGAGTCTACCAAGAGAATCACGAGCTGCAATACGTTCATATTCAAACGATGATGTTTGAACCCAATAGGCTACATGTCTACCGGCGCTATCCATTTTAACACCTTGAATAATGCGATTACCATCTTTAACTTCAACGCCTATAGGTGTTTTAATGTCATCACCATTTACGTAGTCAACATTAACGAGTCCATTATCATCTATCCGATATATAACAAGACAATCACCACTTAAAAACGCGTTTTTAATAGCTTCGATTGATATTTTATGCAGATTTGCGAGCTGTCTGTAATCTGAAAGTCTTGAATTTGCAAGGAGCCTGAATCTACTCTCTGCTACAGAAGTAAAATCATCAACAGCTTCCTGACTTATATTTACCCCTTCTGATTTAATCACTTTCAGATCAGGTACAGCCTGTAATGTTAAGCCGGTGCCAATAATCCATTCAAGGTAACGATCTAATACAATGCTAACCAAGTCAGAGTCAATGAAACTTTGCCATGCGCGGGCCGACATTGCATCATAGTCTAATGCGTATTGCACAGGTGCCCCAAGATCACCATCAGTTTTTTCACCGTCGTAGCTATCTTCATCAATCGGATATTTGCCGACAAAAGATCCTCCCTCTTCCTGCTTAATTGAAGGGGCATTATCTTTCAACAAATTATATCCAAATATCTTCATAGTCTCATTTCTCTTGCCGTGTAAATACGAGATCCCTCACACTGTCTGCTTAATATATCATATACACGCATGTAGTAAGCGTGAGCGTTAGATACATCGTTTAAGCTTCGGAAGTTAGTGCTTACCTTCGTCTGACCGTCATCAAATGAATATCCTTGCCGGCCAAAGTCCATATCTCCACTAATCATAGATTCTTCTAAGGCCGTAATGATATTAGCTATTCGCTGTAAACGGATAGTTAAATCTTCTGTGGTGCAATATTGCTGAATTGTTACGGTCATGCGATAAAAATAAACTAATATATATATACTTGTTTGGACTAATTTGTATCAAAAAAAAGGCCTCAACGTATTGAGGCCTTTTTTAATTATTAACTCTTTGACATGAAAAAAGATTTAATGATACTTGAAAATGTATAATGGTACTTGAAATGGATATAAATATACTACCTAATCTAAATTTATGTTTACACTATTTTGTGTCAGATACATTTTTATCAATTTCTTTAATCCATTTTTCATTTAGCTTTATAAGATTATTGACCGCTTCTTTGTACTTATTTGGGATGCGATTTCTACGTATATTCATACGAGAACCTGCTAATCCCCTTGACAACTCACCCCAATTTATCAGATCTTTTGCATCCATATTATAAGATTCTTATTATGTTATTATATTCTACAGTTCCTATATAATGACCATTTATAGTAATAAACTCAACCTCCCCTGTGTCTTTTTTGTTTTCTAATACAAACACATTGTAAGACTTTTCACCATAAATGACCCTTATTTTATCGCCTCTATCAAGTGACTTAAAATCAAATTCAGGAGGAGTGCTTTTCAATAGAGTTATCTTTTTGAAAATATTAACAATCATAAATCCAATAGCAACGAATACTGAAATTACAAACAATGTTTGCAGCAAATCAGTTAACATATATTTTATTTGTTCCATGACTTATAAATTAGTAATCCATTTCCTGTAATACCTCAAAGCTTGGCAATTATTTTTGTTTTAATTCCGATTTAATAAAAAGACGATCATACGGAAGTACACTTTTAGCGTCATCAGCATCACCAGCAGTAGAATATACAACCGCTTTTGTGATGTCATTTGAAAATAAAACAGGGCTGTTTCTAAGGTTAGTAAAATAAAGCGTTTCGCCTGCTGACTCTTTGCACACATAGAATTTAAGTAATTCCGAGAACACTCTTATTCCAAAGAAATTCAAAAATAAAATTAGACTTTTCATGATATTGTGTTTTAGGGGCACAGGATATAACTGCGCCCCGTGATAGAATTTAGAAAAGCCTTTTTTCAGTACCATTAAAAAGTAAAGCATATATTTTATTTTCTCTCCGATACACTTGATCAACATTGCTATCATCCAAGGCCTCAATTATTGCTAATTTTTTAGCTTCGCCTAATCGGCTAACCTTCCAACCTGTTCTTATGACAAAACCATAATTTCCGTTTCCTCTTGTGCTGAATTGTACATTTTTGCCTAATGTTTGAAATAATGTTTTCATGGTATTATTTTTATGTGAAATTAAACTAATCTTCTTTTGTAAAAAATAACCCTTTTTCATTGTCGTCCAAACATACGTAGCAATTGTCTGTGTAGTCTAATTCCTCTCCAATCCACTTTTCCCAAATCGGGTTGGAGTTATCGTTTCTGTCACAACTTCTTAAAGAGTCGATGCCAGACATATTTAAGGCGCAAATTAATAGCTGCGTATACAACCCTAACCCCCTGTATTCCTTTTCGATAAAAACCTTCTGGATTCTATCATCGCTAACCTCTATAAAACCAGCTTCGTTATCATCAATAGTCATTTCTACTTTGTAATCTTCGTCGTTCCAAGTAAAATTAATAGTTTTCATAACTTAAATTTTTCGATTGAGTTGGTTTGTCTCTCAATCATGTAACAAATATATACACGATTGTGGAATAAAACAAGAGTTTTAACACTTTATTTTCACTTAATTATAAAATATTTATTCATTTAGCAATTTACGTACATACGAAACAGAGATTCTCATTGCCATTGCCGTGTGTTCGTACCGATCACAAATACTTTTACTTTTCTGCTGTTTGAATACTTTATTTGCCTCCATGGCCAACAGAATCCGAGAGTTAATAATATTGAACCGCTTCATTTCCTCTATCTGCTGTTCGGAATAATTCTCTGTTAAGAAATTAGCCGCGTCGATAATTCTAAATTGCTTAGACATGATTCATATAATTACAGAAGTTAGACCAATAAAAGGAGTTTTCATCTATTTTTGCACCTTGCTGTTTTAGCTGCTTTGCGAATAACTTAACGTAAATATCACGAGCGAATAAGTTATACACCCTGCAATCTTTAAAGTGATCATCTGAACCACTGTGCCTTTTTTCCCATCTATAACCCTTCAAAATACCACCTGCATCATATTCAGGTTTTTTTACCTCAGCTTCATATTGAGCAAAATAGTTTTTTAACGTGTACTTACCTGCTGCCGGCTGTGGGAAGTTCATGGTGTTCTCTTGTTGAGGTTGTGTGGCTGCTGATTTTTTCATAAAGTCAGCCAATCTATCTTTCATTATAGATTCGGTCAATATAAAACAATCTAATTTCCTTTCGTTTGATTCCTTGAATAGTTTTACGTCTGTGTAATCGCTTATTACTTTACGTTCAGATTCTCCTTTAACGCCGAAGCAAACCCCCGGATTTTGATTTAAATACTCGTAAGCGTCCATGGTTGCATAACCGGTATCTATAACGCAAATATTTATCATTCTACGCTGGCCATCATCTGTTAAGTATTCTTTATTTAGGATGTCTGATAATACTGGCCATACAGAATTATAAACATTATGCCGGTATGTATACTTTGGCCGGTTGGGGTTTTTATCCCAGTTTTTCCCAACTTTGTAGGTGCCAATATTTCCGGCATCAATGGAATATGTAGATCCATTCGCGGAATGCCCCAAGATCTCATAATCTAATCTAACATCATCTTCTGTTTCATCATCCCCGATATGGCCACCAAGGTCACATGCCATTGTTATTAGGGTTATGTCCCCGTTACCATCTTGGTTCGATAAGTAATTTGGAATCGTACCAATCTCATATTCACGTGTGTTGTGAGCGATTACAAGACTTTTAACCTCCTGTCTTCTTTCTTCATACGTTTGCCCTAATCGTAAATTAAGAAATGCTTTTAATTTTAACTTGTCTTTTGTGGCTTCGTTCCATTCTTCCGCGAGGTCAAACCATGTTGTCCCAAATGTAGAATATAAATCAGAGATATGATAGCTCCGATATGTTTCATTCATTGGCTTAGCTGTCGGGCGCCACTCTCCGGCCCTGATCATAGCCCCTTTTTCTTTTTCATCAATATCACCCCCACAACACGGGCACCTATACTTCACACTGTCTTGAATAACCTGACCATCTTCGACGTCGTAAAGAATACCATATTTTTGAATAGTTGAATTTTTCCCAAACATCTCAAATCTGAAATACTCCCCGCACCTCGGACATGGCATAAACCAATATCTTTGATCACCTTTTAAAAATGCAGGCTCTATCTTTGAAACATCTTTCAGTGTCGGGGTTGATATAAGAAATACTTTCATCTGATCAGCGTACCTTGTGAATCGACCTTTTACGACAGAAAACACATCACCATCTCTTTGTTCATTTGTCAAAACGGCGCTTTCAAAATCATCTAAAAAACCTATCTTATAGGTTGTTTGGCGCATTTTATTCAAAGACTGTATTGTTTGGGCGGTCAAACTTCCCCCTGGAAACTGTTTTGTTGTTAAAGTGTCACCGCTGGATCTCCCTTTCCCTTTTCGTTGATTTGAGGGCCTGATTAAGTTATATAGCCCCGCGCTCCTAATAGCAGCCGGAATTCGTTCACCCATTGACTTAGTAACCAAATCACCATCCCCAGCCGTTAAAAGTATTGGAGCCGGTGCATGTTTCATTAAATAGATAATACCATTATGAATGACCCCATCACTTACACCATACTGTGCCGACTTCATCACTACGCAAATACGAATTGGATTATCCGGGTGCAATACATCAACTATTTCACGCGTCAAAGGAGAGTTGTCATAATTCCATTTACCAGGTAATGGTTCCCCTTGTGGAATTACTCTGTTCTCTTCTGCGAATTGTGAAGGCATTACATCCCTAACTATTTTTTGAGAAAAAATGGCTTTAAATGCTTTCCTATAATTCGAAATTTGATCTATCATTTTTTTGCAAGTTTTTCAATTTGATCAGCGACCATCCT